TACCATTGCTGATACTGTTGAAGTACATAGTTCAGAAATCAAAGATGGTATTTTACGTATTGGTCTTATCAATGTTATTCCAGAACATAAGAAACCAAAACGTATTGAAATTGGTAATGAATTAAAGTTCTTTGAGCCAACACTTCTTCAAGAAAATAAAAAAGAAGTAAAAACAGCTTAAAACATGGGGCCTTTGGCCCCATTTATGGAGAAAATCTATATGATGAAAAAAGATAAAAGCTTTCGTTTACCGAAAGAAACAAAACGTTTACTCGCCACAATATCCAAAGAACGGCGAAGTGAATTCAAAAACCTAATGATAAGTGGAATTATCTTAGGATCAATTGAACCCCCAAGAGAAAAAAGAAAAAATAAAAATAAGGTTATTCAGGTCGAGACTGAAGAATGAAACAAAAATTCATTCGTGCTCATATGAAAGTGGCTGAAGTTTATGCACAGCTATCTTCAGCTGAACGATTGAAAGTTGGTGCTGTTATCGTCAAAGAAGATACGATCATAGGTATAGGTTATAATGGTATGCCATCAGGTTGGGTAAACACCTGTGAAAGAAAAGAATACATGCCAACTGATGCTCCCGGTTTATTCAGTGTTGAAGAAATAGAGCAAATGTGGCCGTATCAAGACCGTGATAAAAGATATAAATTGATCACCAAAGATGAAGTGATTCATGCAGAATCAAATGCTATTTCTAAAGTAGCTAAATCTACCAATTCAACTGAAGGATCTTATCTATTTGTTACTCATGCTCCTTGTATACATTGTGCTAAACTCATACATCAATCTGGTATAACTAGAGTTTTTTACAAAGAAACATATAGAGATGATAGTGGGTTAAAACTTTTAGAAAAATGCGGTATAAAGGTAATGAAAATTTCAGATGACTATAATCTACAGACTTAAAATAAGGTAAAAATATGTTAGTATTGCCCGATAATATGATAGGAAAACCTGTAGGATTTACTTGTTCTACATTCGATCTACTTCATGCAGGTCATATATTGATGCTTGCGGAGTGTAAACAAGTTTGTGATTATTTAATTATTGGATTACAAACAGATCCAACGATTGATAGGCCTGAAACAAAAAATAAACCTGTGCAAAGTATCGTAGAAAGATATGTGCAATTGTCTGCGGTAAAGTTTGTTGATGAGATTGTTGTTTATGAAACAGAAAAGGACTTAGAGGATCTATTGATGTTTCTTCCGATTAATATCAGAATTTGTGGTGTTGAGTATAAAGATAAACATTTAACAGGTAAAGATATTTGTGATGCTAGGGGAATACGAACATATTATAATTCAAGAACGCATAGATTCAGTTCTTCTGAATTGAGACAAAGAACTTATGAATCGGAAATGAGGAAAATATCATGACTAAAGTATTCACGGATGTGGCAACGTTTATGTTGGCTGGAGAACAAACTGTTGGTAAAGATAACAACGAACAGGCAGAGTTGTACTTGAATTTGATCAAAGAAGAATACCAAGAACTATTAGATGCTAGGCAATTAACCGATGATGTCTTGACAATTGACGCATGTTTTGATACAATATGGGTCATCGTTGGTTATATGTTATCTAGAGGTTGGAGTTGTGAAAGAATCTGGGATGAAGGTGCCTTAAGTAATCTAAGAAAGATTGATAGGAAAACTCAGAAGATTTTGAAAAGAGAAGATGGTAAGATATTAAAACCTGAAGGTTGGCAACCACCAGATTTTACTAAATTTGTTAATAAGTGAGGAGCAATAAATGCTAAATGAAGTAATCAAAAAACTATTGAGTGATAACACAAAACTTCCTAAGGCTTACAAGTATGATCTCGTTTACCGGGATTATGATGACATGGTTGAACTCATTGGATTGGTTGATGATCCAACCTATGATATGAAAGATTTTGTGGGTAGAGAAATGCTCTTCCCCAAAAGGTGGTTAACACTTGATGTTTATGATTCTAAAATGGAGATAAAAGTATAATGACAATTAAATTAGTTACATTTAAAACAAATCACACAGTTCTCGCTAAGGTTTTAGATGAAGGTGACGTTGGTGTTATCATAAAAGAACCTGTGCAAGTAGTTTCTATTCCTCCTTCAGCTTCAAATCCTGAAGGTGGTATTGCTTTTTCTCCTTTTCTAGAATATAGTGAAGAATTTAAAACTGGAATCGTAATAAAGAATAGTGACATTCTCACTATCAATCATCCCATCGTTGACTTAGAAAATCAATACAATAGAATCTTCGGATCTGGAATTCAAATCGCATCTACAATTTCTTAAATGAATCAATACTACACCAACGTATCAACTTACGGAAATAATATTCTGTTTCGAGGTGTAAAGAACGGTCGGAGAGTAAAACTAAAAATAGAATACTCTCCGACTTTGTTTTTACCAGTCAACAAAACAACAGAATGGAAAACTCTCTTTAATGATAATCTCGAACCCAAAAAGTTTGAGAACATTCGTTCAGCTCGCGACTTCACCAAAAAATACGAAGAAGTTCAAAACTTTAAGATATATGGTAACTCTAGTTTTGAATACGCATTTATTGCTGAGACACAACCAGGAATGATTGACTGGAATATCGATGAACTAAAAATAAGTATCATCGATATTGAGGTTGGATCTGAAAATGGTTTTCCTGATCCATATAAAGCCACAGAACCAATTACTGCTATCGCCATAAGAAGTTTAAATGGTGATATGATTGTTTATGGTTGCGGTGATTATGATAAAGAAAAAGATGAAACAAACAAAGGTAAGAATGTGACCTACATTAAATGTCGTGATGAATACACATTGTGTAGGACATTTTTGACTGATTGGGAAAAAGATTATCCTGATGTTATTTCTGGTTGGAATATTAAATTCTTCGATATTCCATATCTTGTAAATAGATTCAATCGTATTCTTGGAGAAGAAGTAACAAGAAAACTTTCTCCTTGGAATAATGTGTATGCTCGTGAAAAAGTTATTCGTGGTAAAAATGTTACCTCATATGATTTGACAGGAATAGCTACACTTGATTATATTGAGTTGTACAAGTGGTATGCGCCAGGTGGTAAATCACAAGAATCATATCGACTCGATAATATCGCACACGTAGAACTCGGCAAGAAAAAGATTGATTACTCCGAATACGACAATCTTCACCAACTTTATCGTTTGAATTTTCAAAAATTTATTGAGTATAACATTGTTGACGTTGAACTTGTTATAGAACTTGAAAATAAATTAAAGTTAATTGAACTAGGTTTGACTTTGGCATATGATACAAAAACAAACTTTGAAGATATTTTCGCACAAACAAGAATGTGGGATTCTCTAATCTATTCTTACTTATTTGAGAAAAAAATTATTGTACCTCCAAAAGTTATAAAGAGTAAGAATGAAGCATTCGAAGGTGCTTATGTAAAAGAACCGCAAGTCGGCGCACATGATTGGGTTGCATCATTCGATTTGAACTCTCTGTATCCTCATTTGATGATGCAGTATTCCATAAGTCCCGAAAATCTTGTGGAAAGAAGTGAAATCGATGAAAGAAAACGCAAACTAATTGAGGAATTGAGACTGAGAAATACTAAATAAGTAGATGTGGTTACTTATTTGGAGACTCAATGAAATACAATATCACCAAGGACAAACTCTACGAAATGTTTATTATCAAAAATATGAGGCGAAGTGAAGTGGCTGAATATTTTGGTTGTTCGGATGCCAATATTAAAAAACACCTACAAAAATTTGACATAAAGAAGCCTTTTGTGTTAGAATGTCGAAACAAAGAACGCAAGGCCAGAGTAAAGTGTTTACAATGTGGTGAAGAATATGAAACACAGAAGTTTAGGACAGAAAGTGAAAAGTATGATTCTAAGTATTGTAGTTATTCATGTTCTCAAAAAAGTCGTTATCTAGGTGAGGAACACAAACGCAGAATCAGAAATGAAATTGCGGCAAGACGCAGAGCAAGAATAAGAAATCAAACTCCCGAATTATCTAAAGAAGAAAAGAATAAATTGCAAGAGTTTTATTTAAACTGTCCTGATGGGTATGAAGTTGATCATATCGTACCTCTTGCAAAAGGCGGTTTGCATCATCCAAATAATTTGCAGATATTGACAAAAACTGAAAATAGAAAGAAGTGGTGTAAATAATGTTTCGTGATGTAAAAAAAATGTCGGACCAAGAACTAAAAGAAGAACTTGAAGCTATAGAGTTGTATGAAAGAGAATCTTTGAAAATAAGAGTTGATACGATGATTGATAAAAGTGTTGACTTGAGTTTTCTAGAAAACTTGAATTGTACAATAACTCCTAATGGCCAACTATTTAGAGTTGATCAAAAGGGTTTTCTTCCTAAGATGCTAGAAGAAATGTATGAGGATCGAAAGAAATTTAAAAAGTTAATGTTGAAGTCTAAACAAGATTATGAAAACGAAACTGACGAATCTAAAAAACGTGAAATTAAAAACTTGGTTGCCAGATACGACAACCTACAGTTAGCTAAAAAGGTATCACTTAATAGTGCTTACGGTGCTTTGGGCTCTCAATATTTCAGGTTTTATGATTTGCGTATGGCCTTGGGTGTTACCACTGCTGGTCAACTAAGTATTCGTTGGATTGAGAAAGCACTAAATCAGTATTTAAATAAATTATTGAAAACACAGAATGAAGATTATGTTATCGCCTCAGACACAGACTCGATTTATTTACGTCTTGGTGAGCTTGTTAATACGGTGTATAAAGACAAATCGAATGCTGATGCAATCATCGCCTTCATGGATAAAGTCTGCGAACAGAAAATACAACCTTTTATTGATAAGAGCTATCAAGACCTTGCTGCGTATGTTCACGCATATGCCCAAAAAATGCAAATGAAACGTGAAGGACTTTCTGATAAAGGAATCTGGACCGCAAAGAAACGTTATATTCTAAATGTTTATAACAATGAAGGTGTTCAATATAAAGAACCACAAATCAAAGTGATGGGTCTTGAGATGGTGAAGTCATCTACGCCTGCTGCGATTCGTGAGAAGATGAAAGAAGTTATTCAGTTGATGATGAAAGGAACTGAAACTGATGTTCAAGAGTTTATTTTAAACTTCAGAGAACAATTCAAAAAGTTACCACCTGAAGATATTTCTTTTCCTAGAGGTCTAAATGGATTAAATGAGTATTCCGATTCGGTGATGATGTATAAGAAAGGTACACCTATTCATGTTCGTGGTGCTATTCTTTATAATCATTATTTGAAACAATATGACCTAACTAAAAAGTATCCTCTGATACAAGAGGGTGAGAAACTTAAATTTACTTATTTGAAAGTACCAAATCATTTTAAAGAAGATGTGATTTCATATCCTGGTAGATTACCAAAAGAATTTAATTTGGCTGACTATATTGATTATGAAACTCAGTTTGATAAATCGTTCGTTGAACCTGTAAAAGTTATTCTAGATTGTATGAGTTGGCAAGTTGAAAAACAAAATTCTATAGAAAGTTTCTTTGGATAATGTTACAAGTAATTTTTCCATTTCTAACGGCAATAGCCTTATCGGGTGTTGCTGCCTATTATTCTGTAATAGGTTTAGCTCAGATATTTCCAGGTTCATTTTGGCCTATCGTTATTATGGGTTCGATTTTAGAAATGGCAAAATTGGTAACTGTTTCTTGGTTGTATAACAACTGGAACGAAACTATACGTTTAATGCGTTATTATTTCTTTGTTGC